TTCCTATCAGTGCTGAAGGTTTGACCTTTGAAAGGTTCCTTGAGGAGTATTACGAGCACACCGGAGCACCGAGGCCGACAAAAAAAATCGTTACGTATGAGAACTCATCGAAGGCATCACGCTCTGCGGGGGCCGAGGAGGAAACCGCAGAGATCGACGGTACGGTTGGGGATTACTTAAAGCGGATCAGGTTGGGCTTTATCGAGCAGTTTGCACCTGAGACGAAATGGCGGGGGCAAATAGCGCCGACGTTGTGGATTCGAGATTTCTTGTACGAGGATGATCGGGTCGGCAACATGCTTATCGTTCTCGATGAGTCCTGCGGTAAACTCAAAGGCGTCACCTATGAGGAACGAGGCGGGGGCTTTTTGTTTTCCCCTCGTGATCAGTGGAAGGAAGTCGTCAAGCGTTGGGAGGTGGTCGTCGGGATGACGGCAAGCGAACCGGAGACGGACTCAGAACCGGAGACGGAAGCGGAGTCCTTTGCCGAGGTCGATGCTCCGATCATTCGCCTAATGGAAGCTGAGGCACCGCAGAACCGTCGTGCCCCATTGGCTTTAGAGGTCGCCTTGATACAGGTCGGGCCGGGCAACAAACGCGACAAGCATTACTACACCCGCGAAATGTTGGAACGCGACGGCCATGTATTCGAGGGAGTAACCATGCATACGGTTGACCATCGAGAAGATCAACGCTCTGAGATAACCGATGTAAGCACCGTCAAAAAGGTTACTGGTGTAACCGAAATAGACGGTGGGTTGTTTTTGGTGGCGGAGGTCCTGGCATACGATCCAGCTTTCTGCGAAAAAACCAGAAACCGGGCGGCGGCAGGGCTGCTTGACAAATTGCAATGTTCGATTTTGGCAATGGGAGAAGCAGAAACTGCCCAGATCGACGGGGTAGCTTACAACGTCGTGCAGAGGATTACTGAAGCGCGTCATGTTGATTGGGTAACCCGGGCTGGCGCAGGCGGTCATGCTCTGACATTGGCAGAGACGGAGACCGATGACGATGTTTCGGGGGATGATGGCGAGAAAGTAGCATTCACCAAGGAAGGGGAGGAAGAACATACTACCGTAGTGCTATCAGAGGAGGAGCAGGAAACAGGCTCGACGGTTTCGTTGGATGCGATGGACGTTATCAATGTGATAGAACGAGAGGCGCCGCATCTGCAAGCTACGAGCTTGTCTGCGTTATTGTCTAGACAGTACGCCAATGAGGAAGAAGTCCGCGAGGCGTTGGCCGAGCAGATTCATGAACTCAAAATCTCAGGCAGTGGCGCGCCGTTGAGTATGGGACAGGTAAACCACGAGAGGCGGCGGGTATCTCAGGCAGAGATCGACGCGCAACTCGATGAGGTAAACGAGAAACACCTAGGAGGGTAACGACATGGCTGAAGAGATTCTTTATAATTATGAGCACAGTAGCGGCCCGCTTGTTCCCGTTTGTGTGCCGTGGGAACGATTGACCGATGCTACGCCCACGTTGGGCAATCCATGCGAGGTTGCTAGCGCAGTAGAGGGGACGCACTTGTCTGGCGCTATCATGTCCCTCGATGCCGACGCCGAAACGGCGATCGTGAACATTGCTCCAGGGGCAATGTACAATTGGAAGGTCCGCAACGTGCGGACCTATGACCAAGGGGCCGAGGCAACATTTGGGGCGATCAATTACGGCGACCCTGTGTACTACGACAGTTCGAGCACGATGCCGGCAGGAGTTTATCTGAGTACATCCCCACTGGACGAGGATGGCGATCCGAATGATCATTTCGGCTTCATCGCGACGGTGACGCCGGAGCATGCCGCCGATTATCCGAAGGGGGACACGGACGCATCGACGGAGGATTGCCAGGTCTCGCTTTGTGGTGCTGGAAGTTAGTAGATCGTCAATCTGTTGTTAGTGTAACAAGAAAAAACGAGGTGAAACATGTATAACGTAATGCGATGGATCAGGGAATCTGCCCTAGTCCATATGATGCCGCAGGGGGATGAGGAAACCAAAGCGAAACGGGCCGACATCCTGGCCTGCGCGAGTTTGCCGGATTGGGCTACGACAGAACTGGGTGAGGTTAATGTCGCAGTTTATCAGGCGTTGACGATGTTGGGTGAACGGGGCCGGAACATGACGCCTTCCGAGTTCGCAGAGACGATGACTCGCGGACATTTCGCGTCTTATTTCGGTACGGCGTTATCCCGCCGCTTCTACAAAGATTATCAGTACGACGCGTCGAACTGGACGGCCTACACCTATCCAGATGAAACTCCGGACTTCCGCAAGGTAGAACGCCTCCGCATGAGTGAGCCGGGTACGCTTTACAAGCGGGGCGATAAAGGTCAGGTGGCTGCGACCCATATCCAAGATACAAAGATCGAATATGGGGTGGATGAGTTTGGTCGACAATTCGACGTCTCATGGCAAACGATCATGAACGACGATCTTGGCAAAATCAAGGAAACGCCGCAGCGGATGGCGAAGGCCGCTCGTCGCTGGCTGGACGAATGGGTCGTCGCCTTGTACGATAACGCCGCCTCCCAAGCTGCTCTAATCGCCCTCGGTGCGTTGTTTGCAGGCACTGGACGGCTGACGGCCGCAAACTTGGCGGTGGGACTCAATGCGATGATGCAGCGGACGGATGCACAGGGAAACCAAATGAACCTTAACAAGGTTTGGTTGGTTATACCCAAAGTTCTCCAAATTGCTGCAGCTCAGATCCTCAAGGACCTGTTGAGCTATGGTGGGCCTAACGGGAACGTTCTCAATGAGTTCGTGGCGGGTATCGTCGTCGAGCCGTACATTGACTTCACTGCTCCCAATGTGCCATGGTATCTGTTTGCCGATCCTAGCGAAGTCCCGACAGTAACGGTCGCCCGTATGCAGGGTTGGCCGGGGCCGGTGGTTTCTCAGAAACGGTCCGACATCCAGGTGCTTCAGGGAAGTGCGCCCTCCGCGTTCACGATGGGAGACTTCCACACGGGCAATATCGAATACATGGTAAACGACGTCATCGGTGGATGGGATCATGCCGATTATGTCGGTATTACCGATTTTCGGGGTATTTACTACTCGTCCGGCACGACTCCGTAACCATAAGTTACAGGGTTTTTAATCAAATATCTTCGCAAGTCCTTGGAGGCAAACAAGATGCTGACCGTAGATCAGTTACAGAAGAAGTTATCGGAAGTGGAGGCTTTGGCTGACGAAATTCGGGGTAAATTGGCAGGGTTAACGCCACAGGAACGGATCGCAATGCTCGAAAAGGCGCAGCCAATGATCAAGCCTAAAACCATGGCCATGGCCATGTTGCTAGAGGCTGGATACGGCATGTCGATCGAGCAGGCCCGAAAGGTTATTTCGGAACGGGATAAAAACCCTGTAGCATGGCCTTTGGAGGAGTACAGCAAGGCGAACGCGATGCTTGCCGCATACGAAGCAAAAGCCAAGCCGACAAGCTCGCGGCGCGCCTAAATTTTCAATACGAGGAGGTTAAAAATGCCTGACTTTTTAGGACGGGGTGTGCTATGGCCGACCGATCCAGTGCCTGGGTTTATAGGTACCGGATCGGCGGCACGCGTGGCGGTGGACGCCGCACCGATTTTCTATGTTGACAGTGGGCATGTGTTGGCAAATGACGATAACGATGGCACTGATCCAGACGCCCCTCTCGCCACAATCCAGGCGATCATCGACAGAACTACCGCTCTAGCGGCTGGAACTGGAACACGGCAGCCGGTACTTGCGGAACATTCAATAATCTACGTTTCTGGTACCGTTTCAGAGAGTGTCGTTACTGGCAGTAATGCAAACATGCCGTTTTTCATTAGTATTATTGGCGTAGGTAACTCGATGAACAGCCCTATCTGGTCATCCCCCAGCGACACCCTTCCCGCTCTTGACGTACGCTCTCAGGGCGTCATGGTATCCGGTTTCCGTTTTGCAGGTAAAACCAGTGCGCCAACAATCGCGCTACGTTTCACCGACACAGGCGCAAACGACTATGCCGATTATGCAATTGTGAAAAATTGCAAATTCTTCGGAGGCACGAACGATCTTTATGCTATTCAAACCTGGGGCGCTAGGTACGTCACTATCTCTGAGAATATTTTCTGGCGGTTCCATGTTGCAGCAGGCACGGCGGCCTGCTTGTTCGGCGACACGTTCCCGGTCAATGTTCCCTCGGAGAACCGAATTCTGCGAAACCTGTTCTTGAATAGCGACAATGGCGTCATTTGGCCATGTACCGAAAGCCTAGTTGAGGGCAACAAGTTTCTTCCTGTGGGTGCGAACCACACAATGACGCAGATTCTAAATACGGCGACTGTTGCTGCTGGTGGTGACAATAACATGGTAACTGGAAACGTGCTACCCGGCGACTACTCCATCGCGGGCGGTTATCGTGGTGGTGCGGCTGACGTGTGGGTTGGCAACTTTGCCGACGACGTAGCAGAAGCCGA